GTTATAATATATATCCAAATTTATATTTCATTGTATTGAGACAGTAGATAACCCATATAGGCAATGCCTATATGGGTATCCAAAAAAGTTTTAGTAATATTGTAGTAAAAAGAGATATTCTTAGGATCCGTGTTCATCCCAAGTCTATATTATTTTGTTGATTAGTTATAATAAATCAGCATATAATCGAATGGGATTTTAGCATCCCCTGCACCAGAGCAGTATACGATACATGCTGTATTAGTTTTCTTAACCCATACTTCACCAATCAAACCATTAGGGTTTGCTGTTGGAGTAATAGCTACAGAGAATGATGTATTCTCAAAGCTATGTGGGATAATAGTACCAGTTCTACCATTGAACTCTGCTGTACCTAATAGAATTGACTTAGAGTCTTTCTTATCAGCAAGAGATTGTCTTTCTTGGTCAGTAAAGAATCTATTATTAGGATCTTGAGCAATGATAGTTGGTGGTAATTGTGCTGGGAGCTTATATTTATTAGCACCCTCTTCGATGGAATCTAATTTAGCTTTATCTTCTTTAGACATACCACCATTAGAAGTGGCTGTAGCTAAAGAGCCATCTAATTTATTATTCCATGCTAAGATTTGTTCATCAGTTACAAATCTATGACTAGCATCTTCTAAGATAATAGAAGGGTCATGTGTTTGTGGATGAATGTAATAGTTGGCATTCATATCTACAGAGTTAAGTTTAATCTTATCTTCTTTAGACATAATACCATTTACGTTTGGTGTAACTAAGTTATTGCTTGCTTTATTAGACCAATTAGTCTTTTCTTCCAATGTAACGAATAAATGATCATTATCGGTTTCAATGATAGTTGGGTCTAACTTACTAGGCATACTAAAGTTAGTTGCACCTGTTTCAATATTGTCTAATTTATATTTATCTTCTTTAGACATAAGACCTGCATATTGATAAGTAGCATTACGATCTTCAGCCTTAGCTGACCAGAATGCTTTCTCTTTATCAGATACGTGTCGTGTAGATGGATTATTAGGGTGCACATAGTTATTAGCACCCATTTCTACTGTATCCAATTTAGCTTTGTCTTCTTTAGACATAAGACCATCTACTGCAGCTGTAGCCATAGGCACAGCATTACTAGAGATAGGAATCCAGTTTTCACCATCATAACGGAATGTAATATTAGTATCATTTACAGATACAGTCCAACCACGCTGAGGAGAAGGATACATAATATCAATCTCACTAAAAGTATCTACAGCTTCTTTCCAAGTATTATTAGATTCTAACTGTACAAACTTATTATCAATCTCAGCTTTAGTATACTTATCATCCCAAGACAATCTATCACTATTAGAAACGTGAATAGATTTGGTAGCCATATGTCTATTAAAAGATGCAGCGGCCATATTAACTTTAGCTTGTGCACCTTCAGGGGTTTCTTTGGCATCCCAATTAGCCCTGTCTGTAGGGCTAATATGTGAGGATGCATCTACTAAGTGGTTATTAAGATCTGTATGATCTTGTGTAATAAACTTCTTTTCTTCTCTAGTTACATGGATACCATCATTAGCTAAGTGACTAACGATATTGGCATTGTTTAGCGTTGCTGCTTTAATCTGCTGGGCATTTAAACCAGTATCTTCTACTAATCTACCTGTAGTATCAGAGTACTGTAACAGATTACCAGAGGTAACTAAATCAGTTTTGTTTTTCAGTCTATTAAGTAATTGGGGTTTAGACATGAAAGAACTTCCTCCTTATTCTTTTTCCTTTTTAGCTTGAAAGAAAAGATAGCTAATTAATACAGATACTGATAAGTAATCTGCTAGCTCTTCAAGTTCAGTGAAGTAGTCTTTAAGTTCTTCACTTTTTAACCTATGGTCAAATTCAAAATCTGCACTTAGAAAACCAACTGGTTTTTCATCCAGTTGGTTAGAGGAGTCATATATAGTAACTACTATCGTAGTTCTATTATCATTCTCTCTATAGAAGAAGTTTGCCATGACTCTATCAATAACGTTTTCATCATCAGGATACAATACTGTAATCTGATGGTTATTGATACGCTTAAATAGGTCGCTAGCTAAGTTAATAGGTACACCTTTGTGAGTCATAAGTAGACTGGTTGCCCCTTTATGTCTATCTATGTATTCACAAATACAAGTAGTCTTTAAGAAAGGTATATTATTAACCGAATGCTCACCATTATGAAACATATACACACAGATACGTTCAGCTCCAAGTGTATCAGCAGTCTCTTTGAGTTTGTGTTTAATTAGTGTATTTGTTTTGGTATATGTCTCATTTAGTTTATTTAATGTATATGGGTGCTGATTCATATCATCAATCATAGTATTAATCATTCTAGCTTCTTCAGATTGTGCTGACTTATCAGAAGTCTTAGCTGATTCTTCTCTTCTTGATAATTGTAGAATTGCTCGGGTATTGGTATGGTTGGAGTAGATTACATATGCCACTAGCAAGATTAGAATAAATTCTATAGCACCTATATCTTTAACCATAGAAAGTACACCAGTAGCACCTTCAAAGTCCACTTCATCACCACCTTTAATAAAAATAAAGACTTATTTTTATGTTTCACCTAATTGACCTATTTCTTTGCCTTATAGATTGCATACCCTATACCAGCGGTACCTAAAGCTACACCAGCTATCTTGTAATTTCTGTTTTCATGTTTAAGTTTCTTAACGTCATCACGTAGCTCTTGTTCGACTTTATCTCTCATTAAATCATGAGCAGCAATTTGTCTATTAGCTATATCAGTTACGTCAATAACAACTTCGTCCTTTTGTTTAATTTCTACTGTACCATCTTCCTTGGCTACACTAGATGCCGCAGAAGATTGTAAGGGTGTACTGAAAGTTTCTCCATTATATCTAATACTGGCAGTTTTTTCTTTATTAACTACTACATCAGGATCTTCTGGTGAAGTCTTCTCGATGTATCTTATAGTGTCTGTATTATTATTAGTAATGGTTTCTTTCACTGGCTTATTATTACGTAAGTCATCAATAGCAGCCATTACTATTTTATTTTCTTTAGCTAACTCTTTATTGTATTCTGTAGTCTTAGTTACGTTATCAAGAATCTCTCTATAACGATTAGCTTCTACATCAGCTTCATGCTTAAAATACAATATAGTCAGTAAAGAAATTAAGATAATCACGATAAAAGCAATAATAATCTTCAAGTGAGCTTTCACTTGATTGATTAAATAGTTCATAAACACTAACCCTCCGGTTGATTAAAAATTATACTTTTCTAGCGTTACTCCATAACTAGCAAGTCTAGTTTTTAAACTGTCAAACTTTTCCATTCTATCATATGGATCGGCCTTTGACACCTGAATAGTAAATGTACTATTAGGAACCTTGTTTTCTGCAATAGTAATTAAGTTATTTTCGTTTAAATCTACACTATATGGATAGTAGATTGATTTGCCCAAACCTCGAATAATCAACTGTCTATATGGATTTAAACGTTCATAACGTAATTTATCATAGACCCCATTAATCTCCACTGAGTTACTAAAAGCTATACCTCTATTACTTATAGTCACATCAACAATAGGTCTATGATTATTACACTTGATATGGTCTAATACATCGCTAAATCTAACCTGGTTACCATTATCTATATTATAATAATCGTAACTTAGTTGTTTAACGTAATTTAGTTTTAGCCCTGTAGATGATGCTTTGATAATATAATTTACAGTCATCATAGCTGGTGCCATATCATCACCAGCTGATACTACAGCACCACTATCATACATGGTTAAATATGTTTCCCCGTAATTTGATGATGGATCTGGTATTAGGAATTTATCATTACCATCATCAGTCTTTACGTGAATCTCACCAGTATCTTGCCTGGAATTAAACTCATTAGGACCAGGATTCCACTGTATAGCACCAGATGCAACTTGGAATGTACCACGGATATATTTAGTAATCCATTCAGCAACGTTACCAGATAGCGTTCTATTATTATTTACTGATACAGTAATAGCTCTATTAAAAGTCGGCATATATAACTTATCATCTTTTAGTACAAACTTAGCATTGTAGTACTTATTTTCCATCATATTATTCCAGTTCTCTAATAGACCATTAGTATTAGCGTATTCAATAAGCTCTGGTACTAATGATTTTTGTACAACCATACCATTCATAGGCAAATATCCATCAGGTATATTAGAACCTAACCAGAATAGTATAGTGCCAACAGGTACACCATCATCTTGAATGTATCTAGTTGGTATTTTACCATTTACTAGTTTTATAGTATTGGCTGAGTTGACTAGTGAATAGCTAGTCAAAGATGATGCAGTACGTTTATATATTACAATATCATTATTTAGCCCATAATGTATAGACTTAGATGTACCATCTTGAGCAAATAATGAATCATCATCTGTAGATATAGATATGGATTTATTGAATGCTTTATCTAATCTATAATCGTTAAAGTTTTTAAATGTAACAGATGTTCCATCATATACATCGCTATTAGGATTTATCGTTACATTATCCCCAAATACTTGATTAGACGCTCTTACAAATTCACCAAAGATTGTATCTTTAAGCTTAGTTGCATTCTCTACAGTACAATCTAAGAATGTTGGATTACTACCGTATATTACATGTCCAGAATCATCTGATATAGTAGATATATATGTACCAGCATTAGATTGTATATATTTAGGGTGAGTATAGTTATTAGCACCATTCTCTATAGAGTTTAGTTTCTCTTTATCTTCTTTAGATAGAAGACCATTCAAATCTATATTAGCTTTATACAATACAGTATTAGCGGCTTTATTCCATACATCACGTTCATTTTCAGATGTATGCATATTTTGGTTATACATATGAGCATAGCCATCATTAATTAGCTTAGCTAGTGGAGAAGCTAATTCGGTTTTATTAATTTTATCTAGTTCATTATTAAAGTCACCCATAGCTACCTCCTATTTAGCTTTAATACAATACAAAACAGTTACAGATCTAGTAGAGAAACCTTGGCTAGATTCGTTTATTATAGGCTTATAGTAATTGTCTAATGATTCACGATTCTTATTAGCATATTCATAGCCCATATAACCCCATTCATTATAATATGGTGACCCATAACTAAACGTAGTCATCGGTCTTTGTTCACATTTAACGATAGGATATTTATTATAGAGTGCGATATCTTCCGGAAATGAATATCCATTAAATGGGGTCACTGGGAATGTACCATATATATTAGCACGTTTAGCATTAGGTTGTAATGTACCTTGCTTATTAGTTTCACTCGTAGGTCTTAAATGTAGATTGTATAAATTAGGTAATCTAAATTTATCAGAATCTGATGCTACAAGTGAGAAGTATGTAGTAGCATGCTCATATGGTAAAGAGTTATACTCGTTATCAGATATTATCTTATAGTATCGTGATACTCTATCCCATAATTTAGGGTAGTCTGCCTTAGATATAATGGATCCATCTAATAATAAACACCCTTGAGGGATAGTATTACCGTATACGGTAACTACAGACCCTATAGGATATCCTACTAATGGTAATAAAGAACTATCTATAACCCCATTATCATTATAAGTTACAGGTTTATCTGGTATAGAGAATGGTTTCCATATATTACTTTGATAATAGTATGCTTTATTATCTTTAGTATTATACCAAAGCTTTCTTGTATCAAGATTTGTATTACTATTAGTGACTTGTATAGCACCATCTAATACATAAGACTTCATTGTCTTATAATTAATAGCCGTATTATCCTTAGCTGTAGAAATATCTACATCTGGTACAGTTATATTATTGAATACTTGGTTATTATTCTTAGCAAAATACTCAATAGGCTTACCATTCAAAGTATCTACAGAGTCTACAGTCACTGGTAATACTTCAGGTTCAGATGAACCATAGATATGACCATACTCATCAACTTTCTTAAATTTATAAGACGTTACTGGTCTATACTTAGGGTGAGTATAGTTATTAGCACCTTCATGTATATCATCTAACTTCTTTTTGTCTTCTTTAGACATAAGTCCATCAGATTCCGTAGATACTGTCTTGGTTAAAGACTCATATGTGACTTTATTCCAAGTATCACGTTCTTCTTTAGATATATGCATAAAAGAATCGGTCATATGAAATTTTATATCATTGATGGTATTATGTAATACAGTATTAAACTCTTTCTCTGTTAGTTTATCTAATACTTCATTATATAGCCTAGACTTATTGTGCTCATCTAGCCATTCTTCTTTACGACGTTTAGCTTCTTCTTCAGAATAGGATAGCCACCACTTTATTACATCTTGCTCTTTAGACATAGCTCCTCCTTTCTTTAGTATTTAGCTTTAATCATGTATATAGTATTGAAATGAGCTGGTTCATTTATAGTACAGTCATTATCATTTCCTTCATTGGAATTGAACTTTGTAAGTAATATATTATTATTAATATTTCTAGCTCTTACAAAACCACCACCACTAGTTGCCTGACCTAAACGGTCCACCATTCTAAATGCACCAGTATAACAAGATAGTCTTTCATTTACAGCATTTCTATTATTATAGTCAAACTCTTTTAGGAAGTCATTCTTAGCCATAGTATTAAACGTACTAGTCTGTCTAGGTGTACATGATGGAGTGTATCTACCAGTATCACTAATATTGCTAGTAGCACATAAGAAATCGTTTAACTTAGGTAATATGAAAGTATTACCATTATCAAAGAAGAATCCAATAGATGGTAATCGTTCAAACTTACTATATTCAGAATATGGTACAAGTATATTAGATGACTTAGCAAAGTTATATAAATCTAAGTATTCATTCTTCACCACTTCAATACCAGTTAATGGTAAGAATCCATCTATTTTCATAAGATCTATACTAGCACTTAGTGTTGGTATAATAGCTCCTATAGGAAGACCTTGTGTTGGCATAAGATTCAATGGAACTTTACCATTAGAATCTAATCTAGCAATATTATTAGGTAGAGTTATATTAACCCAGCTATTAGAATCCGCATCATAGTAAGATGCTACATTTGTAGTTGGACTAATTCTAATCTTATTCAGATTAGGCGTAGTGTCATCACTAATATAATAGCTTGTAGTTAATGATTGGTCAACTAGATCTTTCTTAGTTATAGGGTAATTAAGATGGTCTATATCATTAGGATACTTTCTAAATGATACATTACCCTTTAGGAATGCATTATCTGGTGATACAAATTCATCTGGGTTTATATTACCTAACTTAGTAGCGTTTCTAGCTCTTACATTAAGTCTAGCTGGGTTATTACCATATATTACATGTCCTAATCCATCAGTAGTGACTTCAAGATAACTACCTGGTGTTACATTAGAGAATGGATGTACGTATTTATTAGCTTTTGACTCGATACTATCTAGTTTAGCTTTATCTTCTTTAGTCATTAACCCATCAGCATATATAGTAGCTGGTTTAAGCACACGTTTAGCTGATTGATTCCATCTATAACGTTCTTCTTCTGTAATATGTAAAGTATGATTGTATATATGATCATACTCATCTTGTATACGATTACGTAATGATGGAGATAACTCTTGCTTAGATATATGCCTAGGAATAGTTTGATTTAGACTTTGTCTATCATGATATAACATAATAAACCTCCTATACCTCAGTTAGGGTGACTTTATATTTCTTACCACCACTATTAACTACTAGGCTTCCATTATCTATATCAAATTCCATAGCTTTCTTAGTCTTTGCTACAGTTTCATCGTTGCTATCAAAGATTTTAACTAGGCTATCCCAGTTATCTGCACCACTACGGATGAATAAGTCGTTACCAATAAAGATAAACTCATGGGAGATATCTTGATCAACAGCTCTCATACCCATTACAGTAGCAAACTCTTCAGTTCTAGTACCAGTAATAGTTGTATCTAAGTTTAATGCAGATAACTTCTTTTGTCCATAGAACTTTAGATATGCTGCATAGTCAGATGGCTGAGTATTTACATCAATCTTTTCATTTAATGCAAGCATATACTTACTAGCTTCTGTATATACAGAATGCCATTTCTTTTCTTTACTATAAGAGCTTAAGATGTTTGTAGAATCAATCCAGAATAGATTTTCTCCATCACCAGTTGGTTCTACACGAGATCTTACATAAGGGAAGATATGAGATTCTAGGTATTTCACATTAACTATTTCCATCTTAGTGCTGTCAGCATCAATTACTGGTGTAGGTGCTTGTGGTTTACCTAAAAAGATTGGATTAGCTATAGGAGCAAAGTCTCCTGGTACTAACCCACCTAATCTATCAGCATTATCTACAGTAATAGGTAATCTAGTAGGATTATATCCACGAGTAACATGGCCCTCATCATCAATATCTACTGTAATATAGTTACCAGGAACAGCATTAGGTTTCTTAGGGTGTACATAATGGTTGGCTTGCTCTTCTATTCCATCTAATTTAACTTTATCAGCTATAGACATAAAGCCATTATTATTATTGCTTACATTAGGAATAGTTGCTACAGTATTCCATAATGCTCGCTCTTCTGCAGTAATATGTATTACATTATCTTTAGTATGATTGAATGATTTTGTAACCATATCACGCAGTTTAAGACTAAGCTCATTTAAACCAAGCTTGTCTCTATCTAAATCATAATTGATTTGCTCTGGCATAGTTTTAACCTCCTATTTTAGAATTACTGGGATGTTCAAGTAAGCCAAAAGATGGCCCTAATGGCATATAACCATTAGGGCTTATATCTTTCTTACTTATCATTCTTTTGATAATTGTTTGTAGTAGATCCAGAACTACCACGGCTTAAATAGGTTAATAACCCACCAGCAAGTGTAGCCGCTACAGTCTCTGATTGAATGAATAAAGAATACATTAAAGCTATACCACAGAATAATACAGTTACCATCTTAATTATATTTAGAGGGTAAAAGTACACTCTAGATTTGTAGTATGGTTTACCAGTATCATCCATTTCTTCAGGCTCCATATCTTCTATTTCATTTTCAGTTAGGCTATTAGTAGTATTAGATGATACTTGTTTACCTAACTTAGACCATTTACCGTCGATAAAGATATAATAGTCTCCTTGATAGGCTACTATATTACCATTATATTGAATTTCTTCTGAATTTAATGACGGTACGGTATCTATTTGGAGAGCTTTTTCTACATCGGCAGCAGTATTCATGATATAGATTATACTTGAGCTGCAGTATCAGATATGCCACGAGCAATAGCTTTAGCAAACTCATCTACTTGATTAATAAGCTTATCTTCTTCTTTTGGGTTATTGATGAATGCTGTTTCAACCAATACCGCTGGCATATCAGTTTTACGCAATACCCAGAAGTTGGCAGATTTGATACCACGATCATATAAGTCTAAAGAATTAACTAATTGATTGTCAATATTAATAGCCAATTTAGTAGATAAGGAATTAGGACCTGCACTAGTATGAGTAAATGTTTCAGTACCTTCGGCTGCTGGATTTTCTGCACTATTACAGTGAATAGATACAAAGATATCAGCATCCCATTGGTTAGCTGCTTCACATACTGCATCTAAGTCATCATCTTGCATAATGTAAGTTTCATAACCTACAGCTTGAAGATATTGGCTTACTAATGCACCAATTTTTTTAACAACTTCGGCTTCTGTAGTACGAGAGCCTACAGCACCTGGGTCGATAGCATAGCCACTTCCATTAAGTTTAGGGTCGTGGCCAGGATTTAAAAATACTTTTCTAATTGCCATAGTTATTATTAACCTCCTATAGTCAACGATTATAGTACTGTTGAAACATAGTAGTAAATTGGTGAAAGGAGGCTATATAATGCCAGATTTCAATGAAAAATACGATCTGATAACCTATAATGATTTATCCCCAGATTTAAGGGAACTCATTAATAGCTCTGATAAAAATCTCCAAAAGAGTTTGAATCGACATATGAATGATAATGAGGTTCATGTAACTGGTATCGAAAAAATGTTTTGGAATTCCAAAGCACCTATTAATGATCCAGCATTTACTGGTAGACCAACAGCGCCTACTCCTGAGTTGAATACTCGGAATGATACTATTGCTACTACTAGATTTGTGCATAATGCTCTATATGGTCTTACTCCAGAGAGAGCTAAGACTGCTGACAGACTTAAAGGTACTGTAACCTTTGCACTTACAGGTGGGGTAACGGCTCCATCTGTTTTATTCGACGGTTCTAATAATGTAACTTTAAATGTCACATCTATTGATGCTAGTGCTATTAATGGTAAATTTGGTCCATCAAACTTATCAGCTGGTACTTATGATATAAATATTAGTGGTATTGCAGCTAAAGCTAAGTCTGCTGAATCTATTGCTGGCCTTAATGCTGGTGATATTGCATTAAAAGATTCCCCTAACTTTATTGGTACTCCGACTGTTCCAACAGCGGCGGCTGGAGATATCTCTTCTAAAATTGCTAATACGTCATTCGTTAATATCGAAATTGAACGTATTAAAGATTGGGTTAAGAGAAACAATAATGCAGTTAATAGTATAAAGACTGTAAGTGCTTCTGGTAAAATTACAGCAGCATCTACAGGACCTGATGCTAATGGTAATATCAATCTTAATGTAACTAATTTACAAATTGATCGATCATCTTTAGGTAATATTGATGCTGATACTGTACGTGGTTTTACTGTTGGTTCTAGTGTACCAGCTAATGCTAAATTCACAGATACTGTGTATGTGCATCCTAAGACTTCTACTGACCTAACCGCAGGTAGTTTTAGTCAAGTATTAATAGACCGTGAGGGCCATGTTATTGCTGGTGCTAACCCTAGTAGCATGGATATTAATATCACTGGTACAGCAGCTAAAGCAGCAGCATTAGCTACACCATACAAAATGAAATTCAGTGGTATCACTGCTTCTGAATCTATCATTGACGGTAAAACTGAAACTGTGGTTAATGTAACAGCAATCCCATCTGCTATTGTCACTGAAGATACTAATCGTAAATTCATGACTCCAGATGAAAAATCTAAACTTAGTGATTTACCATCTAATGCAGAATTGACTGCTAAACTTGATGCAGTTGCTTCTTCTATGGATTGGAAACCTGGTGTTGCTAATTATAGTGATATTGCAACTACATATACTACACCTAAGAAAGGTATGGTAGTTCCTGTAACTAGTACTGGTTCTATCTATCGTTATAATGGTACTACATGGGATACTATCTCTAGCGTAAATATTCCATTAGCTACTAATACCATTGATGGTAAGATGTCTAAAGAAGATAAGCTTAAATTAGATGGTATTGAAGAAGGTGCTACTAATTATGAGCATCCTGCTACACATCCAGCTACTATGATCACTGAAGATGCAACTCATAAGTTTGTAACTACAGATGAAAAGACTCGTTGGAATGATACATACACTAAAGCTGAAGCTGATCTTAAATTCTTAGCTAAACTCGATGCTGCTACTAATAAAGCAACTATTGGTGAAAACTGGACTATTAAACCTGGTACTGGTGGTGCATTAGACTTCGTGTATAATGACACTATTAAAGCTACATTAGGTACTAATGGTTTATTTGTTGCTAATGAATTATCCGAATCTGGTTCTGCTGGTGCTAGTGTAACTACAGTTAGTACTTGGAAAGCTCCTGTGGCTAACGTATCTGACCTAGATGCTACTGCACCTAATGGGTCTGTATGTTTAGTTACATCTACAAATACAATCTATACTAAAACTGCTTCTGGTTGGACACAAGTCAGTGGTGGCTCTGGTACAGCCGCTCCTAGTGGTGATTATATTACTAGAGAGGAATTAAATGCTTCTTTATCTAGATTAGAAAAGATGGTTAAAGATCTTCGTGGAGGAGAATAATGGCAGATAAAAATTTGACAACTAAGATATTTGATAATATCGCTGCTGGTTTCGCTGATGTACAAAAAGATATCAGTGAGGCTAAGAAGGCTATTGAGGCTGCTGGTATTCCATCCAGCGGTACTACAAAAAACTTATCTGAAGAGATTGCTAAAATCCAAACTAAAGTTACTGATGATATTAAAGAATCTGGTAATATTGAAGGCTTTGGTGGCGGTACTATGGATATTAAAGACGGATTTATTATCCGTAAAGTCCATTATAATAGTATGAATGAGAATACTACAGAACCGTTGACTAATAATATAGATTATAAAGTCCCTGATGATATGTCTTATGAATTAACTTGGCCTACAAACGAAGCTATGAAAAAAGACATTGCTGATTTTCGAAACTTACGTTATAATGAAGATCCAAAGATACAAGAAAAGTATAGCAACTATAATAGACCTTTAGTTCGTTTACATTTCCAAAAAAATAATACTGGTAGATTGGCAAATACTGGTCAGTATGTTAATCTCAAACCTTATAAACCAAGTACTGGTGGTGACGGTATTGATGCACCACAATACGATCTAGAGATTCGCTTAACTGATGACACAATATCCACAGCTGATACTGTATCACAATCACTCATTGATACATATAAATTGAATAATTCTGAAGTAACTACTACAGATACAGTTATTAAGTATACAGGTGAAAGTGTTATGTCTTTACCATTATACGATAGTAAATTCGTTATTAATGGTAATGATGTACAAGATTCTATTATAGTTACAGATAATTTTGTGGCAGGTATTCACCCTAAAATAAAAGCAACCATTTGCAAAAAAATTATCTTGCATAATGACAATTTAATTATTGGTCGTCTTAAAGGCTGGCGTGATTATAGAAATATGTCCACCAAAGGTATAGATATCTATATTGATAAAGATACTGAAGCCTTAGAAGTTGATACTGATAATTTACGTCAGTATATTACAAAGCAACCTACAATGAAATATGCTTTGATTGGGCCTACTATTAGACATACTATGATTAATATTTTAGTTAATAAGTCTGATAAAATGACTGCTAGTATCAGAGCCGTAGCTCTTAAATTGGCCCCTATGTGCATAAGAGTATATAACTATGATAGAAGCGAATATTATGATTTCAATAAAATGAAATGGGAGCCTACAGCTGGGGTTAGTGATTTTATAGCATGGCCACGTTATCTATCTGATAGAAATGTAGATGTCAATACTATCTTCTATTATAACGGTTGGGAAACTGATAGATATACACTAGTAAATAGATTTGGCTTGGATGATAATGGTAGTAATGGTTTATCGCTAAATATGGCATATATACGTGAAATTAGCCAGTTACAGGATATTGTAGATAAAGCAAAAGATGGGTATATATACCAAGTCAGTCGTGGTGAATATTTGACAAAAAATAACACTATTACTCTTAATAGTCCAGACTTTACATGGAAAACAAATAAACGTCTAGGGATGACATCTTCAAGCTTCCCTAAAATGGTCTATAATTACTTTAGTATACCAGAAATAGATGGTGTTAAAACTGTTACATTAGATTTGTCCAGAATGCCTGGTGCTACATATGGCTCTCAAGAATTCCCTCTAATTGGGTTAGAGCAAGAAAATGGACAGGTTATGTGTCGTGTAGTATTATCAGGAGAAAATGGGTCTAGTTTAGCTGATACCGATTTTGAACTATTAGCTGCTCCTGGAAATGTTAAGTTCCTAGATCGCAACAAAACACCTATAACTACTGTAACTGTAGATAGAAGTTCTGTTAGAGATGATAAATATATCATTCCTATTTTCTATAATAAATTTATTACAGAAGTGGATCTTACTGGTTGCACCATCGGTAAAGTTACAGGTTCAAATAATGGAGTATTTGCAACTGCATATTATGATGATACTAAACCAACTACTCCTATGATATTTAAACTACACAACTGTAAATATGGTGATGTATATAGTGGGTCTGCTAAAGATAGAAATCCTGAAATTAGTCCATTAGGCTCACGTCAAGCAGAAGAAAATGCTAAATATGTAAGATTCTTAATTGACGAATCTGATCCTATTTTACAAGACGATGATGTCTTAAGATTGCGTTTATCTTTCTATAATATGGATCAAACTAAAAAATATAACTGGTCTAAACGGGTATGGGAAGCTTTAGATGCACTAACGCCTGACAATAAAGAATATAGATATATAGCTAATCCTCATTTGGAAGAAGAGGAAGAAGCTGCTAGACGTGCTGAGGAAGAAAGTGCAGCGAACTCTGCTTCCGAAGAAGAAAATGCTGGCCCAGAAGAGCATACTTCTGAAGATACTACAGAAGAAACCCATTCTGAAGATGAAAGACCTGCAGATGTTTTATAGCGTGATGCAGTAAAGATTAATTAATTATGGAGGTATAAATGGCAGAAACTGAAAATACAAAAAATACTACTGAACTCATTTTAGAAAATATCGAAAATGGGTTTAAAGAAATTAAAAAAGATCTTGAAAATGTAAAAGTAGCTATCTCTGAAACAGGTGTAGCAGCTGCTAATACCACTGCTGGTTTAGCTAATGATGTAAAGAAAATCTCCAATAAAGTTGAAGAAAAGATTAAAGCTGCTGATGTGGTTACTGGCTTAGCTGGTGGCTCTGTAAATATCAGTAATGGTTTTATGTATTCTGCTTCTTCTGAAATGATTGACCATAATAGTATTGGTGCTATTCCTGGATTGACTACATATACTGTACCAGACGATAAGAATTATCTTATCCAATGGCCAACAAAATCCTTTATGGAACAAACACCTTCGGATAAACGTAATATTACTATTAATTTTGGTAAACGTCATTTTGGTCAGTTATGCAATACTTGTTATCGTATGCCTAAGTATACTGATTTGTATAATGATGAACCTACATACAATCTTAGAGTAAATCTTAATGATGATAGCATTGTATTGAAAAAGAAAACAGATCTTACTGAAGATGAATTAGCTATGTTAAGCACTGCTGAAATAGAAGATACCAGTGATATTTTCGAATGTAAAGGAACAGCATCTTTACCTGAATATACATCTGACTTCTATATCAATGGCAAGTCTCCATATGCTGCAGTAATCAAATGTGACCAATTTGTTGTGTCTGGTAATCCTAATGTAAAAGCAGTTATTACTGATACTATTATCATGGACGAAGAACTTATTCTACGTAACCGTGCTGGTATGGGTCAATATGGTAGACAAAATAGTATGGGTGTTATTGGTATCCATGGTGGTAATAAAACATCAGCATTTAAAATCTACGTACCTAAAGGGAAATCCAAATTCAATCTTATCAATTCTACTTTGAATCCTGATAATGAATACGTTAAGAATAATATTAGCAAAATTTCTGACTATGCTACTATTGCAGATGTATCTTTCCAATATTATACTCTTATTGCTGTAGAACCTACAGAAGAAATGACAGCGTTCTTAATTAAAGAAGCCGACAAGTTAGTTAAATTAAGCGTATCTGTAGTTACCCATGATTTTACTAAATACTTCGATTATTGTCAATTAGAATGGGTCGTAAATAAAGATAAAGAGTTCCATTATATGTACAGACAATGGTTCGATTATCTTGTTCCTACAGAAGAAGATTATAAGTATTATAAATTTAACGATGATGTAGCACAAAATACATTTAAGAACTATAACCCAACAGCTACAGATTATACTGTTACACTTACTGATGCTAGCGCATTGAAATATGCCAACACTGAGTATGGTCAAACTGTATATGCTTTAGGTGATAGTAGTGGTTTATATCATAATAAAACAAATACTATGA